CGGCACGATGCCGGAGATCCCCCCCGAGATCCGCAAGCAGCACATCTGGTACGACGCCTCGAAGCTCGTCGCCCACCCCGACCGCTCGAAGAACGCCAGCGAGGCGCACGCGGCGATGGTGCTCTCCGACGAGTCCTATCTGCGAGCGCTCGGCTTCACCGTCGACGACCTCCCCGGTCCCGACGAGGTGGCGATGCGGATACGGATGGCCCAGGCGCTCAACATCCGCGAGACGATCCGAGCCCAGGACACGAACGTGCTCCCCTTCATGGACCCCAACCTGCTCCGGCCACAGGTCCAGCCGGGCTTCCCCCAGGACGGCGTCACGCTCCCCGACCCCGGCTTGGCGAGACTGCTGGAGCAGCAGAAGGAGGCGCTCGGCGTCCAGCCAGCTCCCGGCACAAAGGGCGGCCCAGCGCTCCCGGCTCCAGTCCTGCCCGGCCAGCCTCCGGCGCCAGCTCCGGCCCCCGGCGCTCCTCCAGCTCCGGCGCCAGTCCAGGCGAGCGCGCGCCACGTCGTCTACAGCGGGGAGTCCTACGGCATCGGCGTGCTGGCGCTCCGCATCTTCGCAGCAGCCGAGATCACCGTCGATCGAGCGACCGAGCGGGCGGCGAACCGCCTCCGTGGCGAGGCCCGGCGCACCCCGACGTTCGCGATGGTCCTCGATGGCGTGGCGCCTGCCGAGATCGCCCGGACGCTCGGCCCGCAGGCGGTCGCCGACATCGGCATCGAGAAGCTGTTCGCCGGAGAGTTCGCCCCGTTCACCCGAGCCGTCACCGCCTGGGCGCGAGAGCACGGCTCGGCCTCGCCGGGCACGCTCGCCGAGCGCGTCACGGCCACGGTGCAGGAGATGGCCCGGCGACGGCTGTTCGATCCCGACTTCCGGGTGGAGCTGGCCTACTTCGCTCAGCACGTCGAGGACGTCGGCTGGACGCGACCGGGCCGCTGGTCGAACGAGCAGCCGAGCGCGCCGGAGCTGACGACCGGGCAGCCGTGAGCCAGGCGATCATCGACCGCGCCGAGATCGCTCGGCTGGAGGCCGAGTTGCAAGCGGCGTTCGAGAAGGCCGTCGCCGAGCACAAGAAGCACCTACCGGCGATCCAGCCCGGCACGCCGGGGCCCGACCCCTGGGACACGACGACCTGGGACGACCGGGTCCAGTCGACGATCATGCCGGTGGCCGAGCGCCTGCTCAAGGAACTCGCCTCGAAGGCGATGGCAGCGGTGCCAGCCGCGCTCGCTGGCTTCGGAGCCGTCATGACGGCCCAGGGCATCCAGGAGATCATCGCGGCCGGTCTCGACTCGATCGCGACGACGGCGACCGAGGTCGGCGGGCAGATCGGGCAGGCGATGGTGACGGCGATCACGACGAGCGCGAGCGCGAGCGACCTCGCGACCTCGCTCGACGGCGTCTTCGCCGGAGCCGATGGACGAGGGCTCATGGTCTCCCGGCTGATGGACCACGTCTCGAACGCCGTGAGCCAGGCCGTCGTGCTCGGCGACTCCAGCTACTCGCAGGGCCAGTATGTCGGGGGCTCGAAGACCTGGCAGACGATGGAGGACGACAAGGTGCGCCCAGAGCACGCGGCGATCGACCAGACGACCGTGCCGGTCGACGGCTACTTCAACGTCGGGGGCGAGTCGGCCGCCTACCCCGGCGACCCCAACCTCTCGGACGCGATGGCGGCGAACTGCCGGTGCGTGCTCGTCTACGACACCGGATGGGGCGGTGGGGCGACCGCCCCGCCCTCCGTCATGCCGTGATCTGCTTCCTGGCCGAGTCCTTCGACGACCTCTGGCTGGCCGACGGCAGCGGGCGACCGAACGTCGGGGCGATGCACGAGTGGACGCACGGGCGCCGAGCGAACGACACGAGCCCGAGACCGATGCCTCACCTGATCGTGATGACCCCGGCCGGGATCTTCTGCATCGACTGCCCAGCCAGCAAGGGGCTCCCCGGCCGCTACTGGCAGCGCTCCGGCGAGCCTCCCTTCCTCACGCTCTCGCCGTCCATCCTCATCAACCCGAACCCGAAGAACGCGCCGAGCTGGCACGGCTACCTCCGCAACGGCGAGCTGCTGGCGGCGTAACTGCCCCGAATAGCGTTAACGCGCTACGCTGCTCTCACGGGCTGAGCCCGAGGACAGTCGCTCGCAAGAGTGGTCCTCATGAGCGCTCACTCAGCCCCAGCTCAGGGCCCCGATCAGGCCCCGAGTGATCGCAGTCGCTCGGCGGGCGGGCTCTCGCAAGAGAGTGACTCGCCGAGCGGCTGAGACTCCTTCCCCCTCTCGCCGTTCGCCGTGAGGTATGGTGCGCGCGTGCTGCCATGCCGTTAACGGCTGAGAGGAGCCCCCGATGAGGCGCTACCAGTTCGCCCCCCTCGACGACGAGCCAGAGCCGTTCGCTGCTGGCGACGTGCCCAACGGAGCGATGTGCACCTGTAGCCACGCTGCGAGCGCTCACGCCAACCTCGCAGCCGGGGCGAACTCCGGCGCCTGCCAGATGGCGAACTGCACCTGCAAGGCGTTCAAGGCCAAGGGCTCGCACACGATCGCCGAGCTGATCGAACTCGGGGCCACGCCGACTGACCGGGTCACCGAGGATCAGGTGGCGATCTACTCGCTCAACGAGGTCGACTTCGCCATCGGCGACGAGCCCCCCTACTGGGCGTTCATCTCCAAAGCCGAGCGAGACGACGCCGTCAAGAAGGGCCAGGCGATGCCGGACGGGTCGTACCCGATCCGCAACGTCGGCGAGCTGGACAAGGCGATCCACGCTGTCGGTCGGGGCGGGGCCGACCACGACGCGATCCGGCGCCACATCATCAAGCAGGCGAAGAAGCTCAACGCCGAGTCGCACATCCCCGACAACTGGAACGCCGACGGCTCGCTCAAGAAGCCAGCGAAGTCGTCGAGCGCCGAGGGCGTCGAGGCTCTGACCGCCGACGGGCTCGTGCTGCTCACGCCGGAGGAGGTCGCCGCTGCCGAGCTGCCCGAGCGCTGGCACGCCTTCCTCTTCGTCGAGGGGCTCCGCACGACGGACGGCCGCGCCGCCCAGGTCGGCGCCGGAGACTTCCGCAACCTCCCGGTCGGCCTCTCCTGGCAGTACAGGAACGAGCCCGGCCACCGCAGCTCCGAGGTCGTCGGGGCGATCGAGGAGATCTCCTACAAGGAGGGTGGCGAGACCTGGCAGCTCGTCTACGCCGAGGGCAGCTTCGACCTCGGCTCGGCCGTCGGGCAGGAGTGCGCCCGTCAAGTCAAGCTCCAGGGCGGGACACGCTTCGTCTCGGCCGACATCGAGCCGATCGAGTCAGAGCTGGTCTACCTCGATCCCAGCCAGCCGCCGACGAACGACATCCTGGAGATGCTCTTCGGCGACCAGGACTGCTACGAGCTGCTCACGAGCTACCGCCTCTGCGCTGCGACCGTCGTGAACATCCCCGCCTTCCCTCAGTGCGTCATCGCCCCGATCGACGTCGAGCTGGAGATCGTCGAGCCGCAGGGGCTCCCCGAAGTCGAGCCGCCGCCTCAGCCGATGCTCCTCGCCTCGGCGATCCACGCGCCGGTCGAACCGCCGCCCGAGTGGTTCGACGACCCGAAGCTCACGAGGCCGACGCCGCTGCGGGTCGAGGAGGACGGCCGGGTCTTCGGCCACATCGCCGAGTGGGGGCGCCAGCACACCGGCTACCTCAACCAGCGGAAGAACCCGCCGCACAGCCGCTCCGGCTACGCCTACTTCATGACGGGCAAGGTCCGCTGCTCTGACGGCTCCAGGCGGGCCACCGGCACGATCACGATGGGCGCCGGGCACGCCGACAAGCGCGCCGACTGGCGGATGGCCCAGGCTCACTACGACGCAGGGCCCGGCGCCGTCCAGGTCTGCGACGTCTCCGTCGGCGAGGACGACATCGGCATCTGGGCAGCCGGAGCGCTCCGGCCGGGGGTCACGGAGGAACAGCTCCGTGAGTTCATGGCGCTCGCCCCCTCCGGCGACTGGCGTCCGATCGGCGCCTACCCAGAGCCGGAGCTGATCGCCGTCGCCCAGGTCGTCGCCCCTGGGTTCCCCGTGCTCTCGCTCGCTGCGAGCGCGGGCACTCTCGCCGGGCTCGTCGAGTTCTCCCGGCCGCGCGTCTTCATGCGGGACGGCGAGGTCGCCTCCCTCGTCGCTGCTGGCCGGGTCTACGACGACCCTGGCACGGACGCCTGGCACCGGCTCAATGAGCGGCTCACGGCCATCGAGGCGAACTACGAGCTGATCCGGCCGCTGCTGCTCGATCAGATCGACAAGAAAGTGAACCCAGCATGACCGACGAAGACCCGGCTCCGGCAGCCACGGAGCCGACAGAGACCGACGTCGACGAGGAGCTGGAGAGCGAGGCTCGCACGGTCAGGGCGACTCCGGTGAGCCCGGTCCCGACGACCTACGACATCGAGCTTTGGACAGGCGCCGACCTCGTGCTGCTCGGGCTGATCTTCCACACGCCCGTCGGCTCGTCGACCTACTTCCTGGACCCGAACGCCGCCGACCGCCTCGCCGACCGGCTCCGGCACTCGGCCCGCTCGGCGCGGCATCGCCAGCGAGAGAAGCTCGTCGAGGTCCATCAGGACGTCCTCGACATCGTGCAGGGCAACGGCAAGCTCATCATCCCCAGGGGGTAGCCCATGACTCGCGGCCAGTCCGTCACGATCCTGGAGCGCAGCGTCCCTCTCATCACCGTGTTCAAGCCAGAGCTGGCGAGCTTCGTGCCCCGGCATCTCCGTCACGCCACCGTCGACGAGCGCGGGCGTCGCCATGTCGACGACCAGGACGAGGACGACACGAGCTACCTGGCTCACAGATCGCCGTAGCCCGGCCTCTACGGCAGAGCGCCGCCCGCCCCGCTCCGTGCCGTCTTGCTCAGCGGCTCCGGCCGGGCGGGCGTGCTGCCCCCATGCTTGCTATCCGCGATCGAACTCCGTAGGGTTACGCGCATCCGAGTCATCGGTGCTGCTGTCGGCCCAGACCGGCAGAGCCGAGCGGCGACAGGCCATCGGCGTCCACGGTTCCCAACCTGCCGGAGGCCCTTCCGATGTTCGATCCCACCAGCCGCAAGATCCGCTACCAGTTCGCCCCCCTGCCCGACCTGCCCGACCTCACCGCCCTGAGCGCTGACGAGCTGGCCGAGCTGGAGAGCACGATCCTCGCCCAGTTCTCGGCCCTGCGCCCCACGGCGTCCACGCCCGAGGACATCGCCTCGCTTTCGACGATGGCCGAGCAGCTCACGACTGTCCGGGCCGTCATCGCTGAGCACGCGGCCCAGCCGCCAGCCGCTCCCCCGGCTCCGGCAGCGCCAGCCGACGACATCGCGACTCGCCTCGCCGCGCTCGACGCCCAGGTGGGCGTTCCGGCTGCCGAGACCCCGCCCGTCGAGCCAGCCGCCGTAGCGCCCCCGGCAGCGCCAGCGACGCCGGTCGACGCTGAGGGCATCGCCGCAGCCGCCGCTCGCGGTGCGACCGAGGCGTTCGCCACCGCGCTGCCCGGCCTCATCACCGCCATCCGAGAGCGCCCGACCGAGCCGGTCGCCACGGCTCGCGGCCTCGCGGCCTTCCGGCCCGGCCACCTACAGCCGATGGCCGACCCGCAGCTCGGCGGCCTCGGAGGCGCCCGTCCCGTGACGATCACGGCCGGAGCCGACATCGAGGGCGTCGGCGCTGGCTCCGTCCTGCCCGACCTCCACGCTGTCGCCGAGGCGATGTCGAAGCGCTGGAACCGCATCCGCAACAGCTCGGGTGGCATGCGTGGTTCCGAGGAGGTCGTCATCGCCTCGATCCACGCCGACTATCCCGAGGAGCGGACGTTCCGCAAGGACGACACCGACGGCAACATGGCGAAGCTCCAGGCCGTCGTCTCGCCCGAGGCGATCCTCGCCTCCGGTGGCCTCTGTGCCCCCGTGGCGCCGTACTACAACCTCATGGTGATCGCTGAGGACCTCCGGCCAGTGGCAAGCTCGCTGCCGACGTTCGCGGCGACCCGTGGTGGCATCAAGCTGATCCCGCCGCCCCACCTTGGCGACCTCACCGCCTCGCCCCCGAGCCCGAACCCGAACAACCTCGGCTCGGCCGTGGGCGTCGAGACGGTCTCAGAGGACGCCGACGGCGGTCTCAAGCTCTGCTACGACGTGGGCTGCGCGAGCCCCATCGAGTACGACGTCGAGATCATCTGGCGCTGCCTCCAGTTCTCGAACCTGACCGCTCGGACGTTCCCCGAGCAGGTCGACGCCTTCGTGCGCCTCACGATGGCGAAGTGGGCGAGCGAGGCCGAGACCGTCCTCCTGACGAACATGGTCGCTGCCTCGAAGCAGATGACCTTCGCCAAGACCTTCGGCACGGCTCGCCAGCTCCTCTCGCAGATCGAGCACTCGGTGGCCTACTACCGCAACGTGAACCGCACGGACCCGGCGCTGACGATCCACGTCTGGCTCCCGGCCTGGGCGCTGAACGCGATGCGCGTGGACCTCATCGGCACGCTGGCCGTCGGCGGCCTCGACAACTTCGACGTCGCTGACGCCGAGATCGAGGGCTACTTCGACAACCTCCACGTGGCGGTGACCTGGTACATCGACACGCCGACCGGCGCGGGCCAGACCTTCGACCTCGCCGTCTCCGGCGACGCCATGCCGGACTTCCCCTCGACGATCCTCTCGATCGTCGCAGCGGAGGGCTCGTTCCTCCACCTGGACGCTGGCGTCCTAGACCTCGGCCTCATCCGAGACTCGATCACGACCGCCCAGAACAAGTTCCGTCAGTTCGGCGAGTCGTTCGAGAACGTCGCCTACGTGGGCGTCGAGTCGCTGGCGATCACGCACACCTGCTGCCCGG